CAACAGAGAAAGAAACCCCAGCGGGACGAATCTTTCCGTGCTGAGTTTCGCATATATCACAAGTCCTGCGATCCATAGCGGCATCCCACTCGCTGAATATGAGAAGCGGTGTTGCTATACGCGATATAGGCTTCTCTTTCTCCAGCTGAACCATCTCTCCCTGACGTTCGTCATTCCAGGCATTAGAAGCTTCGGTGACAGCCACCATCTTTATGCGAAATTCTTGTCGGTTGGTAGCCTGAGTTGCTGATGCAGAGGCCGACTCCCCGTCTGCCGCAGCCATAATGGCGGATTCGCTCCAATAGCGAGAGAATCTAGAAGCCACATAGTTAGCTCTTTGCTGATCTGAAGCGATCGATCCGGCAACTCTATGGAGTTCTCCACCCAGCTCCGGCGCAAAGCTCTCAATAAGACTCATTTCTCTTTGGATAGACAGGTGACCCCTTGCCCTAGCAAGTGTGCGTCCAGCAAAAATAGCCTGAGCCACGTTTTTCTGGATAGCACCGGCAGCTTCTGTGATTGCCGGGATCGTAGCTGGGCCGCGAGCGGCACGCGCAGCCTCCTTAACCCCCACGGACAGGGCTTTCTGCAACCGTGCCTCCGCGTAAACCATTCCCGCCAGGCTTAGCTTCGTCTGTTTCTCTCTCTGTTTCTCCGGAGGTGGTCTCATCTAGTGCCTTCAGTGCCTTTTCCCAACTTTCGGCATGATGATCTATGTCATGCCTCATCTTAAAGGCGTACTCTTCTGGATTATCTATATCGTAAAATGGGGCAATACGCTTAATGGCAGTCTCTTGAGTGATAAGGCCACTCATAAGGTCTTCTCGGACAATTCTGTTTATTGCGTCAGCGTCGATCGCTGTTGGCTCAAAGTAATCACCCCATTGTACGTTTAGGGGCGGAGAAAACCAGCGCAATCCAACAACATCCTGACCACGGGTCACGGTTTGCTCAAACTGTTGAAGGGCTACAGCCAAATCGTTTTGACCAGCGAGGTAAAGCCGGCCCTCTCCCGTGCGAACCACAGACAATACCACCCTTAGAAGCATGTTGAGGGCAGGACGCATGAAACCATCCTCGAAATCGGGGCGAATCGAGTCGCATCGGTCTGTCTGTCGTCTATATAGCCACTGAAGGGCGCGTCCAGACAGGTTACCGGCAGATCCAATAGCATTCTTAATGTTGCTGGGGTCTACACGTACCCAATTAAGCGCTTCGGCTATTTGCTCACGGAGATCGTTGACGTTTTGCTGGATAGCGTCGAGCGCTCCCGGTGGTAGCGAGAGAAAAGCCACCTTGGAGTCCTTGGATGGGTACCTCCATACGACGCCAGGACCCTTCTTACGAACCCCCGAAGTAGCCACAGTCGAACCACCCATGCTCCACTTAGCATTTTGCTCCTTTATAGCGGGGCTCTCTCCAGCATAGTGCCTAATAGGCTGCGCCATGCGCCCCGTTGGTGCCGGGTTGTGGTCGGGGTCCACCCCAATCTCTACGGGTTGAGGGTCGCCAGCATAAAGCGCAGCACGATCATGTTGAGACAGGCTTCGGTTTAGGCAATCGATCTCATCGAGAACATATTCATGAATAGGATGCCCGTCGATCTCATTGACCGTTCCATTCTCTCGGTCAAAGGCATACCAAACAACCGGGCAGAATCCGAAATTGTGGTCATACTGAAACTCAACCGCCCACCTATCTGGCTCCTCTCCGTCCTCGTGAGCCTTTGCGGGCTTATAGGTGATGTCTGAAATGTCAGTGATTACACGACGATATAGTAGTGTTTCGACTTTCCACTTCTTGGTTTGAGTATCCTTATACTGATTGAGATATGGATACCGGATCTCAAGACTCGTTATTATAGACGGTCTCTCTCTATCAAAAACTGGGGTACACCATTTGGCACGAGTGTTCTCGATTACGAGCCTTCCGTCTTTTACGGCAACGATAGCCACAGACGTTCCACACCCCATGGCAGCACCGAGAGATTGTCTGCAAGCCTGCTCAAATCGACTCTGATCGATAATGTTGTCGATACCACGATCAAGTCTCTGCTTACCCTCATCTGTAAGCATAAGAGCCTCGTCAAAAGCTGAATTTTCTCCAACCTTTACGGTAACTGTTGGCCACCTACCCTCGCCCATCGCCAGGCTGATAAATGACTCAATCGCCTTCGCGGCCATAGGCTCGATAACTGTTGGCGCACGCTCAAGAAGCGGAACAGAATCATTGTACCAACCGGGCATCCCCTCATACTGGGTTCCGATTACATAGCGCTCAAAGGTGTCGAGGCGCAAAAATCTTGGGTTCAGATTTGCGCTAACCTCTTTCTGGGCCTGAGCCCAATTTTCAGCAGTCTTCTGCATTAAAAATAACCTCCACGTCCTTTGGGATGCACCTACCGGCTATGTGTGGCCCACAGCTAGGACATAGCGACGGAGATCCTTCGCCATCCTCATTGCACAGCTGACATCGGAACAGCGATATATCTGCCGCATTTATCATATCGCGACCCCTGATCCACAAACTCCAAAGAAGACCCAACTGTAGGTACTTGGCACTCATACCAAGCTCGACTTTCCGCTCCACGTAAGCCGAATACGGGGCGGCTCCCCAAATCGGCTAAACAGGGCATATCTCAACGCATCCATAGAGTGATTGTTTCTATCCTCAATCGCGTCCAAGAAGCTCTCGCGATCTCTTGGGTCTCTCTTGCGTCTATAGGTCCTAAGCTCGCGTATCGTCTCTTTGCAATGAGGCGAAATGTAGAGCTTGGCCCACTGTTGCCCGGAGTCGCCCTGAATCATCAGCTTATCCGCGACGCAAAAAACACCCTGCTCGACCCGGTTATCGCCTTTATTGATATTGATACTAGCGTCACGCCGCAAGGTCTCTATGCTCGCTGGCTGCGAGGGATCTGCGATCCACTTGGCATCCGGATACCTTTGCTTGATCTCGCGAGCAAGGTCTGTCCACCAGCCGAGAACGCGGCTCCTTTGATAATGCTCCTCAATAAGCCAGCACTGAGCATCGGCCCCATGGCCGGTTACTCCGATGACTATGAATACCCCAGGATCAGCATATCCCCAGTCAACTCCAACGAGAACCTCTGTGAAGTGAGCATGACGCTCGGGAACTCTTATATGAAAAGACTCAGTGAATAGGTCGTAAACAAGCCCCTCGGTGGAATCGAAGTCAGCCAACCACTCGCGCCTGAATATGCTTTCTGGAGTAGTGGCGCGTGCGTCCTCAACAGCTTTTGGATCAACCGTCTCTGGGCAATCCTCGTAGGTCGCATGAAAGGTGCTGTATGCGGGGTACTCGTCAGAAGCCCCTAAGCGGTGGATATTATACAACAATCCATGTCTTCCGCGTCGTGGTGTCCCTCCCACTACTCTCATCTTTAGGCTATGCGGCTCTGAGAACCACGGGACAGCGACCGAGTGAAAGACCTCGGTATCCACGTCATCGCACTCGTCTACCAGAACAGCGTCGCACCGCACCCCTCGACCATGCTTAGAGTTGTGATCGGTAGCGGGAAAGGGTTGTATCCACGATCCTCCGGGGAAGGTTATACGCCACCGAGTTTTATCCAGGCGTCCACCGAGAAAACTCCAGGTGTCGCTAAGCTCATCCTCAATATGAGAAGCGTGAACGTCTTTGAAGTGCTTGAGGGTATCCATAAGAACGACGATACGAATCCCCTTGGTTCCTCCAAATGTTCCCTTCCTTACCTGTCCATCATACTGCGCCACGCTCATCCACATGATGTGACGCATGAACCAGGATTTTCCGCAGCCTCGGCCCCACGGAAGACATACGGTTCTACCAGGACCGATGTCTTGATAGGCAGCCCATTGGGGTTTGTTGAGTCTGAGGTCTACGTCGGTCACTCTTTTTCGACCGTAGCAGGACCTATCACGTTGATCTGTACCTTTTCAGAGGTGCCTTCGCGATGGTCGCGGCGCTCGCGTCTTCCCCAGTTATCCGGGTACTTTCTTTCGAGCCACCAGGCTGCGGCTGTCCACTGTCCTGAAGTTGCCTCTCTAGCTGCCTTTTGGATAACGGCAACCGCTTCCACTTCAGCTAAGCCCTCGGCCTTTTGAACAGCCCCAGAAAATTCGATGAACGGGATCTTGCTGTCATCAAGGGTGACACCTTCATCCCTGTTCCTCTTAGCCTCGTCGCCTAGTTTGATCCAGTTAAGCATCGTGCTGTAGCAGATCCCACCAAACGCGCAGGACGCGCGGCGGTTATTGCCAGCTCGGAGGGCTTTGCAAACTGCCGTTTGGATCTCTTCATTGAGCAAAAAGGGTCTAGACATGGTTGGGTATCACCGTAAATACTACTATGGCCACGAAAGCCTCATGATCTCGGGGGCACTACTACTATACGTGCAGATGATGCAGATAGGTTTATCCTGAATGGTGGCTATCTCAGGAACCTAGCTCGTCATAAGCCCTCTCGACAACCGCCATAACTGTATCTGTGATGTTATCTGTTCCGTGATTTGGTGCTAGCGCTTTAATCCAAGCCATGAGGGCCGGGTGTGTATCGGCATCAAGGAACAGCTGCACGATACGGACATGGGAGGGGTGGTCAGCTAGTGGGTCAGCGTCAATGACAGATCCTGGGATAAGCGTATCTTCGTCATTTGCTTGAAGTTCGTCCGCGTCTGCCTGATTAATTTTCATTAGCGCGTCGAGATCGAATCCTGTTGCATCGAACAGTTCATTATCTTCGTCGCGCAGTTCCTCCAGGAGCGTGGATAGCGGGTCACTTTGCCAGTGGCTTTTCTCTGCCGTCCTATTATCGGCAATCATGTATGCCAAAGCCTGTTCCCTAGTAAGCGAAGAGACGTGGGCATTGATTTTTTTCCAGCCCAGCGAGCACGCGGCGGTATAGGTCCCGTTTCCAGCGATAACATCTACGCCATTGGGAGCTAGTACGATGGCTTTCTGTTGGCCGAAGTGCTTAAGGCTCTTAGCAATATCGAGAATTTGCGGGTCATCGTGCCCTCGTGGGTTTCTCTCGTGGCATCTGATGCTCGTCACATCTACCAGCGAAACCTTAAGCGTGCCTGGTCCCTGCTTATTGGAGCTGACTTGCTTCATTAAAGACCTCTCCCCCTGGATCGACATACTTCTCAAGCTTGGAGATCGCCAGTCGGTTTTGCCTAACCCGCGAGCCTAGCACCCGATCACGTTGCCGAAGCTCAACGAGCCTCTCCTCCATGTGCCTTATGTACTCTCGTAGCTTTTCGGCAACCTCATCCCTTCCGCTAACAAGCTCAGGACAAAACTGACGGATCACAGCGTGGGTCACATACAGAGGCGAGTTGGCCCCCGACCCCAACCGGATCAAGAAATTTTCACCACACCTCTGCTCTTTGGCACGGAGCTGTCTCCGAAGCCTCTGAACAGCCGCGGAACTATCCCCGTACCCAAGTTGTATGGATAGCTCTTTCAGAGTTATGTAACCATGTAGTGCCGACACCCATCCACCTCTCGCACAAAAGCCTGCACCCTATCGCGAATACGACGCCTTCTTCCCTCTCTGTCCCCACAAAACCCACCGCGGGCCTCCCTATACCTGCCATGGGCCTGTTCCAACAGCTCCGAGACCATCTTCCGTATCTGAGCAGACTTATAACCCTTCCTCGCATCGGGCGCAGATCGCAACAGAGCCTCGACCACTGCACCCCCGGAGTCCCCATACCGTGACCTCAACTCAGGCCGCACCCTCTTAGAAGAGTAAGCACACCGCAAAATATTACGATCACGCAGAGTTAGGCTCTTAAGGGCACTCCTGACCACAGCTCCGCGCCTAGCAGCAGCGCACTCACTAGCCGTGGGACCTAAAATTGAGTCCCCTCCCCCCAGAATCCCATCCTTATAGTTGGAGCTGATGCCCGTTTCGGAGTCGCTGGACTGGTAATACCACCGTAACTCCGAAGCCATGGGAAACTGAACCATACCTACTCTGTATCACATTGAACAACCCCCCTTCAAGGTGGTGATTTTTTTTGTATGGTCACTTTCAAAAGTGGATTTTCCTAGCGGGGGAGGGCGCAAGGGCATTTTCTTCTAGAATAGAGGGTACCCCCCCTCTCTTTCCCTAGTGATTACATACACTTCCAGGCGAAACCAGCCCTATCGGGCATAGGGGGAAACCTAACGATTCCGGGGGGTTGCGCCTATCGGGAATAGGGGCCAGTTTCGGGGCTGTTCTGCTATCGCGCAAGCCCGATCGGGGCTAGCCCTAACGCATGGGGGCTTTGCGCTAGCGGGTGGCCGATCGGCTATGTCGAAACAGCCCCCCGGGCTAGTGCGCTAACCCCCGATCGGTATGCTCACCCTATGCGAGCCCCCCCGGGGGCACGGGGCACGCTAGCAGGGGCTAGCCCGCAAGCTATGGCCCCCCCATGAGGGCCACCCGCTATGGGCCAGCCTATGCCCGATAGACCCCCCCCCGGGGGACCCTTCTTTTTTGTTGGTCTAAGTATATGTGAGCGGGTGAACACCTATCGGGCCAGCCCCCAAAGCCCCCCAATGAATCACCCTGTGAATAAAAGTGCATGAATATATTGACGCCGGCCGAATACATGGGTATTCGCTTAAGCGCTTAGCGCGCTTAGCGGGACAGCATCCCAGCGGGAAACTGGGAAACCACAATAAAAGGAAACATCAAATGACTATCTCGGAAACATCGACACTAGCTAACCCAAACGAAGTTGCATTCACGTCACTTGCCTACTGTGACGCGGCAAACCTAGCTAACTGGCCTAAAACTGAAATCACGCGGGACCTATCGGAAAAGGTCTTTTGGGGCCTCATGCTTAACTACGGCCAGCCGGGGTTTGGCGATGACGCCGACTTGGCAACGCTTGATCCGGATGAGGTGATGCCCATCGTCTACCCGTATCAATACACCCGCAACATGGAGGCATATGCGGCAGAGCAAGCGGATAAGCCGCGAGTCACTGGCAAAGTTGGCCCCCATCGCTGGTATGACCGGCCGAGCAAGATGATCACCCGTGCATGGCA